CTGGCTATGGTCTCAGGGCCGATTCCATCGCGGAATTTATTTACGAACAGCCGCGCTGAATTGCTACTATCATGGCTGCGCAGTAGAGCAGTCTGGTAGCTCGTCGGGCTCATAACCCGAAGGTCGGGTGTTCAAATCATCCCTGCGCAACCACATCGTGGGACGCCGAAGTAGCGCGGCTGAAACCACACCTCGGGCGGAAGTTCTTTTCCTCGACTTCCGCCCTTCGTATTTGACCACTGACTGGTCTATGCCTCCCCGCAATCCTCCACTCACAGTGACCCGGTCGGGTCCCGGCTTCCTTGAGATCGAAAGCGCCCTGAATCAGGTGAAGCGGTCAGAGGTGTATATCGGGATCCCGGCCGACCGCACCCTGCGGCGCGGCGATGAGATGAACAATGCCAGCCTGCTGTTCATTCACACGCATGGCTCGCCCTTGCGTAACATCCCGCCGCGGCCTGTGATCGAACCGGCCCTGAGAACTGTGGCCAAACCCATCGCGGATGAACTGGCGAAGTCAGCGAAGGCTTTGCTCGAGCACAATCCGCAACGCTCGCTCATGTTTCTCAAACGCGCGGGAGTACTCGGATCGAATGCGGCCAAACGCTGGTTTACCAATCCGATGAACGGATGGCCACCGAACGCGCCCTCGACGATCGCTCACAAAGGCAGCGACAAACCTCTGCTCGATACCGGGCAGCTGCGCCGCGCAATCACTTACGCGATCTTACAGGGCAATGTCCGGACGCCTGCGGAACAAGCCGATGAATGACAAAACGTCGAAGGAGCTGATGGGCCTCGTGCTCAGGGCGCTTCATCGGGACGAAGACTTGTCCGCATACGTGAAGAATCTCTCGGGGCAGGGCATCCTGCCTGTGATGAATATCAATATCGGGTTCACCGTGCATCCGCCGGAGCAAGTCACGCCGGATCCGGACTTCGACAGAAAGTTCCTTAAAGGCTTGAGGATCACCGACTGAGATGCCCTTTCAGCTTACGGAAGTGGTCCTGGATCCCGACATGGGGCAACCTATAGTCATCAATCGCTCGCAGGGCAGTTTCGGCCCGGGCGGATGGCAGACGACCGGCACTTCTCAGATCCCGACGTTCGGCGTGATCGAGATCGATCAGGACCAGCTCGACAAGATGATTCCGGAAGGCGACCGCATCTCGGGCGCGATCGGTGTCTATATTCCGATTGCGATTTATCCCACTCATCTGAGTGGCGCGCCGCCGCCCAGCTTCAATTTCATCGGACCAGGCGTTTCCGACGAGATCGTGTGGAACGGCGAACCATACAGCGTTACCAGCGTCGGGCCCTGGAACGATTTCGGCTATTACTTCGCCGTGCTCCTGCGCCTGCCCGGGTTCTGAGTTTTCCACAGAGCCAGGCAAATAATTTCAGGAATAATTTTCAACCGTTTTTACAAAAGCTCGCGCCGCAGCCAATACTGACGGCCCTTTCCCAATTTCGTCACAGGAGATCCCGCATGAGTTCCGCGTACAACTTCATTTTTTCGAACACAGAGAGTGTGGCCGTCAGCAGTCTGCCGGCGAACATGCAGCCGGGAGGCGATCCCGGCGTCGGACTGTTCGATGCGAATGCGCCCACACCAGGTACGAACGGCGCGCCTCTGGTGCGCGTGCCCGGCAAAGGGCTCTGGATGGTCATCAACGGCTTCTGGCAGCAGATCGCCCCGGCGCCTGACACCGGCGGCGGCACACTGCCTCCCGGCAGCGTCGGACAGGCGCAGCTGCAGCCTGCGAGCGTCGGCACCGACCAGCTGATCGACGGCAGTGTTACTTTGGCCAAGCTCGATCCGGCGCTCGCTCTGCCTGCTGACAGCGTGGGCACGCCGCAGCTCCAGGATGGCAGCGTCACGGCCGAGAAACTGGCGGGCGGGTTCACTCTGCCTGCCAACAGCGTAGGCACGCCTGAGCTGATCGCCGCCAGCGTCACTCAGGACAAACTCGCGCTTCTGAGCGTCGGCGGACCGCAACTCATTCTTGCGAGCGTGGGCCAGCCCCAAATGGGCCTTCTCAGCGTGGGCACGCCGCAGCTGATTCTCGCCAGCGTGGGACAGGAGCAACTCGCGCTTCTCAGCGTGGGCACGCCGCAATTGATCGATGCCAGTGTTACGGCAGAGAAACTCGCGCCGGGAGTTTTCAGTAATCCTGTGGCCGGATTGCAGGTGGCGCAGGCGACTTACGACTTCTCGGTCGATGGCGGCGCCGAAGGCACGATCACGCCCGCTACCAATGCGGTCATCCCGGCGAACGCCATCGTCATGAATCAGGTGATCGACTGGACGACGCCCGCGGCCGGCAATAACAACGTCACTGCCATCGGGCTTACCGGGCAGGACGCGGCACTGCTCGATCCGACTGAAAGGGTCAATCTGACAGGCATCATCCCCGGCAACGTTCAGTTCCAGACCAGTTCGACCTGGCTCAAACTGGCGGCGGACTCTTCGATCACTCTGACTGTCACACAGGCTCCTTTGACTGCCGGCGTCTGCAATATCTGGGTCTTTTACCTGTCCGTCCCGGCGTAAGCGGCTTATTTCATAAGTTGCAACTCCTTATTTTATAAGCGCCTGAAAGCCGCCACTTCTCATTTTTCCCCCGGATTTGAGGGGCGCAGACCCGTATGCCTTATCAGATCAACTACCCGAACGGTCAGCAGCTGAATTCATCCGCCCAGACGCCCAACGGGATGGAGACGATCTTTCAGGCGCTGAGCATCGGGATGCTGGGGATCGATTCGATTCCTCCGGTGAATCCGAACTCTGCTTATCAGGCAGTGCGCTGCGCCTTTCAGCAGAAAGGGCAGCCGTCCTGGAGTATCAATAACACCGTCACCACCATTTCGGCGCTCATTGACACCGATCCCTACGGCAAAAGCCGGGACGAGCTCATCGGGCCGAACGATGACATCAGCGTCACGCAGTATCTCTCCTACACGCGCGTCTGGCGCTTGCACTGGGACATCTACGGACCGTTCGCTCAGAGCTATGCCGAAGCCCTGATATCCGGCTTTGCCCAGGTGGACTGGGTCTTCGACTGGATGGTCAACGGCTGCAACGGCATGGCGCAGCAGCCGATCTATTTCGTGGCCGATCCCGTCGCGCCGATCCGCGCGCCTGAGAACTTTCAGCGCCAGTGGTGGGAGCGGGTGACGCTCGATCTCCGGTTCAACGAGCTGGTGATTCAGACGGTTACCGTGCCGACGGGCATCTCGGTCGAGATCACGGTTACGGCCGATACCGGCGAGACCGAAACCTTCACTGTGACCGCCGCCTGACAGCTGTTCCGTTATCCCGAATTTTCAAAAGCGAAGGACCTATTTCCTATGGCAACGTTTCCGCTTTCTCTGCCGCTTAATGACATCATTCCGGTTACCGTCGTCATCTCGCCGGTGGTACCGCCAGGGCCTGCTTTCAACCAGGCGCTGATCCTCGGTTCGAGCACAAACATTCCGTCATCCATCCGCCTGCTGCAGTTCACCGCGCTCACGCAATTGACGGTCAGCAATCCGAGTATCGGCTTCGTCGGCTTCGCACCAACCGATCCGGAGTATCAGGCGGCTGAGGTCTACTTCGAACAGAACCCGGCGCCGTTCTATCTCTGGATCGGACGCCGGGACCTGACGGCGCTCGGTGCCGTCTCGGTCGCGGCCGGCGGGACAGGCTATGTCATCGGCGACATCGTAGCAGTCGTCGAGTCCGCGAATTCGACCGGCAGTCTGGTGGTAACTGGCATCGTGAGCGGCACCGGCGCAGTAAACGGTGTCAATCTGATTCCCGGCAAGCAGGGCACCGGCTACTCGACCGGGACCGCCTTACCCACTACAGGCGGAACAGGAACCGGCCTGACGGTGACGATCGTATCGACCGGCGAATCCCCGGCTGCGGCCATGGCCGCTTGCCGCCTCGCTTCGCCCCAATGGTATGCCGCGTCGAACGTCAGTCTTCAGGACTCAGGCACACCCGTTGCCACGACCACGGCCATAACGAACGCGGGACTGCCGCTCATCAACGTAACCAGCCCCACCGGGATCGCTGTCGGGCAAATCATTACGGGCGCAGGCATCCTGGGCAATACAACCGTCATCGGTCTTATACCGGGCACGCCCGAAGTGGTTGAGCTTTCGCAGGCTCCGACCGCCAGCGGCACCGCTGTTCCGGTTCAGTTCTTCGCCCCGCTTTCCGTCCAGTCGAACGTCAATCTGGCCACTTTCATCGAAGCTGCCACACCGCCCAGCATCCTGTTCCTGACTTCGGGCGATCCGGCGATCCTCAATAATTCGCCGAACAACCTGTTTGCGACATTGCAGGCCGCGAGCTTCAATCGCACCTGTCCGGTCTATGCGACGACGGAGCTGGGCGAGTCGAATCAGTTCAACGCTTACGCGGGCGTGGCGGCGATGGGATACGCCATGGGCGCGAACACCGGCACCGCGTCGAGTTACTTCACGCTCATGTTCAAACAGCTGATCGGGATCATACCGGAACAGCTGACACAGCAGCAGGCGACTACCATTTCCGGTTCGGCCGACCGGACCAACATGGGCCTGAACGGGAATATCTATGTCAATTACGCCAACGGCGATTACAAGATCTTCCAGAACGGAACCATGGCCTCGGGCCGCTTCGTGGATATCACGATCTTTCTCGATCTTCTGGTCAGCGAGATTCAGTACGGCGCGATGAACACGCTGGTTTCCCAGCCTTCCATTCCGCTCAATCAGGCCGGGATCTCGATGATGATCTCGGCGATCACTCAGGCTTGCGTGGCGCTCCAGACCATCGGCTTCATCAACACGTCCGGCGTCTGGCAGGGCGTCACTATCGGGCCGATCAGCCCGGGGACCAATCTGCCGAAAGGCTATTACGTCTACTCGCCGCCGGCGAGCTCGCTCACGCAGGCGCAGCGGCAGAACAGGCAATTCCCGCACATGAACGTCCTGATCATCCTGGCCGAATCCGGCCAGTCGCTCGCCATCACCGTGAACGTTCAGCCGTAAAAAGACAGCCGGTTTAAAGGAGAAACGTTATGGCCCAGGGAGTACTTGCTACTTATTCCGGACTGGCTCTGAACGGGGCGATCAACAGTCCGCTTTTCGGTGCGATCATTCTGGCCGGCATCAATCAGGCCGGTATCAATCGGATCACGATCCGCATGGACACCAACCATGCGGAGTTGAAACGAGGCATGGACGGCGCACAGGTGCCGTCTTACGTCCCCGGCGAGTCGGGCGTGATCGAGATCAGCGTCTGGCAGACCAGCCAGCTGCAGCAGCAATTACTGCAGGCTTACAACGCCGTGCTGACGCTGTCGCTCACCGGCGACGTCTCGGAGTCGTTCGGCGCCACCATCTATCTGGAGAACACATCCGATCAGTCCTCGCATACCGCTTCCGGCTGCATGCTGCAGAAGGTACCGGACAAGCCTTATCAGGAACAAGCCCAGGAGGTGAACTGGATGTTTACCTGCGCCCACATCATCTCGGAACCGGGCGGCGCGGTCGGCGCGGTCATCGGCTCCGTCTCGTCGGTCCTCTCAGGCCTCGGCTAAAAAATAAACCGGCTCTGTGCGGAGAGCCGGTCCGTGACATCAACCTGCTATCGACTTACCTTGCCCTCAAGAATAACAGCTTTTCCACAACTATATGGCACACACACAGGACGTCGAGATCGAAGGCCGCGATCTCGAAGGCAACTTCGTCAAGCGCAAATTCCGCATCGGCCTCATGCGGGCCGATATCGGCTCGTGGTGCCTGTCGATCTTCATCAGTAAACAAATGGCCGATGAATCCAATTACATTAAAGCCCAGGGCTACGGCTTCGATGTCTGCTATCTGATCAAAGAACAGGCCAACAATACGCCGATCAAAATCTATGAGATGGGCGGGCGAGGCTGGCTGATCCCGGACCTGGCTTATGACGCCGGTACCGCCTATGTGCTCTGGGACAAAGTGCTCGAATTCAACTTCGGCCCTTTTTTTCAGAGAGCCGACGAAGAGCGGAAGCGCAAGCTGCTGGCCGAGGCTTCCACAAACGGGAACTCGGATACGGTCCAGCCCCTTTCCCCGGCGATCTCGACCACTATCTCTGGCGGCCTGTAACAGCCGGTTACTGGCGGCAGCATGAAACCTTCGACGGCACTTACAACGTGCACGATCTGGTAGCCATCAACCGCGTGCTCGACGTGATCGACGAAAACAGGGCGCGCTACCACGAAGCCGTTGCACAAGCCCGCAGATAAGCATGGACAATATCCTCGAATCCTATCTCGTCAAACTCGGTTTCTCGCCCGACATCTCATCCCTGAATGCCTTTCAGAATGCGCTGAAGCAGGCTGAGACCGCGGTCGAGCATTATTCGAGCGGGATGCTCAAATCGCTGCTGGGCACGCAGACAGCGATTGTGTCCGGTTTCGCCTCCGTATCCGCGGCCATCGTGAGCACGGTCGACAAAATGGCGATGGCCGATCAAAGCTATCGCCTGGCCGGCCTGCACATGAACATAACCGCGGAATCCGCGCGGAAGCTGACCATGATCACCAACGCGCTCGGCGCGTCGATTGAAGAGATCACCTGGGATCCGGAGCTGCACGGCCGGATGCTCGTCATGAACCAGGACCTCGACAAGCTGGGCCGGCAGCTGGGCCCCGACTTCGAGCCCAACATGAGACGGCTGCGGGATATGCGGGCTGAGTTCGGACGCATCGGCTACAGCGTGCAGTTTCTCGGGATGCAGTTCGCGACCTCGATCTTCAAAGAGATGGGCCTCGACTTCGATACGGCTCAGGCGAAACTGCACAAATGGATTGACGATTTTCAGGCGAACCTTCCGACTCTCGGGCGTGAGCTGGCGACCTTTCTGCTGCCGGTCCTCAAAGACACGTGGGGAATGTTCCTCAATATCGGCGAGGCTGCCAAAGAATTCGGCGTCACGTTCACCAATGTGGTCGGGATGCTGTCCGGCGACGAATCCATTCAGGGCACCGAATTCAGCGTCAACAAGCTGGCGATCGCTTTCCACGACGTCATCGGCTGGGCCAACGATTTCGTCACCACGATGACGAACGTCGAGAAGACTGTCGGTCACTTCGCCGTCGGCATGTCGCTCCTCGGAGATAAGAAGTATGCCGCTGCGGGCCATGAATTCGCGGAGGCATTCAAGGACCATCCGGTCATCTCCGGCATCATTACAGGCGCTGTGGCCGGCAGCGTCGTTCCCGGTTTAGGGACCGTCGCCGGCGCCATAGTGGGCGGCATCGGCGGAGTGGCGTATGACGCGATGCATCCGGATAACACGACAGCCGTCGATTTCATCAAGTCGCTGCCTGCGCTTTCACAGAAAAACGACACCGGCACCGATTCCGGTTTCTTCGGCGCTGGTGAGGTGGGCGAACACGCGCGTCATAGAATCTCGGCGCTGATAACAGGGCGACCGCAGCCCACGTTCGGCAACACCGATTCCATCCATGACCAGATCGTAGCGGAGGCGACAAAAGCCGGCGTCGATCCTCATCTGGCGCTGGCGCTGGTCAATCAGGAATCGGGCTTCGATCCGACGGCCCTCTCCGCCTCTGGCGCGATGGGCCTGTTCCAGCTGATGCCCGCGACGGCGAAACACATGGGAGTGACCGATCCCTTCGATGTCGAGCAGAACATACGCGGCGGAATCGGCTATCTCGAGGAACAGCTGAAAGCTTTCCATGGCGATCGCGCTCTCGCGCTGGCGGCTTACAACGCAGGCCCGGGCAACGTGCACAAGTATGGCGATACCATCCCGCCGTTTCCGGAGACGCAGAGCTATGTCGCGCGGATCCTCGCCGGCACGGACGGGGCCGACGTTGCGGCGAATCCGGCCGCGCAGCCGGTCGCAGCGGCTCCGGAAACCCCGTATCACATCGAGGTCCATTTCGGCGACATCAATATCAACGGCTCGGGTTTGAACGAACATCAGACCCGCCGCGCGGTCGCCGGCGCGGCGCAGGATCTTCTCGACTTGCAGAACCTTCACGATCAGGTGCAGCTGTCACCTGCGCTTCACTAACATGGGCGACAGTCTTATTCCTCTCCCGCTGACAGGCGTCAGCGGCTCGACGCAGGCTGCGCAAACGCTGAACGCCATGTGGCGTCCGCCGCAATGGACTCAGGGCGTGGGCGCCACCCTGACTATTACCGCCGTTCAACCCACGTCAGGGCAAACACCGCCCAACCCTGCAACGATTCCGGCCACCGCGGGCAACGCGACCGCGCAGCAGACAACGGTCATGTACGTGGTCGATGGCACGATCCGCGCGGATCACCAGCAGGAGATGGTCATCACCACCAATCCGGTGCAGACCGGCGCGCCGCTGAGCGATCACACGTACCTGATGCCGGCGCGCCTGACGGTCGATGTCGCGATGTCGGACGCGATGCAGTCCTACGTGGTCGGGCAGTTCTCCGGATCCGGATCGCGCAGCGTGGCCGCTTATCAGGTCCTGCTCGGTCTGCAGGTCTCGCGTGCCGTGCTGCAGGTGTCCACGCGGCTGATGCAGTACTCGAACATGATGATCGTCGATCTCGCGCCGGAAGAAACGGTCGAGACGCGCTTCGGTCTGAGATGCCGGGTAACGTTCCAGCAGATCATCACGGCGAAGGTTCAGACCGATACTTACACCCAATTCGACCCCAGCCGCTACACGCTCTATAACCCTCAATTTCCCTCTGTCACGCCGTTGAGCGCGCGGCCGCAGACGACGGACCTGTCTCAATACGGATCGACCATGACACAGCCGGTCTCGGGCGCGATTACACAGCAGCACAGCGCCGATCTGATCCCATCCAGCGCCGCGCTCGCTCAGGCCCAGCAGGTCGACGGCGGCGGCGACTGGTCTTCGACTAACATCGCGCAGTTTTCCGCCAGCCGGTTTTCGCTGACTCCTCTTTCATAAGGTTTTGGATTTTGAGTGTCCCAATTCATCAGCCTGAACAGCAGTCCCAATCAGCAGCTGTCTGTCGCCCTCAGTATCAACGGCGGAACCGTGACGCTCCAGCTGGCCGTCCGCTTCAACGAGATGGCCGGTTACTGGGTCATGTCGATTGCGGATCCGCAGGGCGTTCCGCTCATCTCGACGATTCCGCTGGTGACGGGAACTTACCCGGCCGCCAACCTTCTCCTGCCTTACCAGTACATGAACATAGGGTCCGCCTATGTGATCAACATCAGCGGCGTGACCTCGCCCGACTATCCGAACGCGAACAATCTCGGCACTGATTTTCAGGTCCTCTGGGACGACAACACCGATTACATCGCCACCTGCGCCGGCACTTCACCAGGAGCAATTCTCAAACCCATGGCTGGATTCACAACTTCATGCGTCGGACCGCAAGGCCCGCCCGGACCGCAAGGCCTGCCGGGAATGGGCGCGGCCAATGGCGGCTTCGCTCTTCTCACTTCCGATCTAAGCAATAACATCCATCCGGACATCTCGCTCGGCCTGAGCATGGAGATTCAGCTGCAGGCCACAGCCACCACGACCGGCAGCGCCCCAGCTAATTCGCCTGCTCTGACGGTAGCGAACGGCGCAGGGATTCAGGTCGGCAATCTGGTCTCGGGGCTGAATATCCCGCCCGGGACCACGATCATCGCGGGCAGCGGCACGTCCTGGACGATGTCGGCAAATACCACCGCCGCGATCCCGGCCGCGACGCCGCTCATCTTCGATCAGCAGCTCACCGTGCAGCCGCCTGTCTGGACGAATAACTTCCTCGTGCCGGGCATGATGTTCAACCTGCTGCAGAAGCAGGACGCGCTCGGCAATCACCCGAACCCCATCTTCGTGACGGTCGCGACCGGCGGACCGGCGACAGGCAGTTATGCCGTCGACGCCAACCAGAAATATCCGGGCACCGCGGGCGGCACATGGACGATCTTCACGTTCTTTTATACCGGCGTCGCGTGGATCGTGATCAATTTCTGGACCAACATCGCCTCGCAGTAAAACTCAAACCCTTGACTCAGGAGTGAACTGAAAGATGAAAGCTGTCCTCATCGGATTGCTCGCCTGCCTTGCTGTTTACGGGCAGTCGGCCAATGGCGTTACCTTCGTGCAGCCTGTGATTACTCCGTCACCCGCGCCGGCGCCCACGCCGGGAGGCACCACTGCGCCCCCGCTCAACGTCAATCAGAAACTG